AACATTAAAGCAGAAACACCAGCAGCTCCAGTTGCACCAGCAGCTCCAGTTGCACCAAAATCAGCAGTACCAGCTCCAGGAACACCTGAATTTGCTGCATGGGCATGGGAAAATAGAAACGGCTAATGTGTTACGAATGTGGATGTGAAACCCTAGGAAGCACTATGGGTGGAACGCAGGCAAACATTGTTGATGTTTCAAGAGATGGAGACTCAGGTTTGACATTAAGCATGAGCTCAACTCCAGAGCAGACAAGACAATTTATAAATGAGTAATTTTAAAAAAGAAAATGGTACTGGCATGGAAGCACCACCAACTGGCGGTGCACCTGCTGGCGCTGTTACTAGCAGAGAAGCAACAAAGAAGCAGCCAAGACAAGGCATGAGGGTGGATACAAATAAACATGGTATTAGAAGAGAAACAAGCCTGATACCTAAGCCACCTAAGAAAACTGGTAGAAAGAAGATCTAGCCGATGTGCATCAAGTGCGGTAGCTGTTATAAAGAACATGAGCGCACAATAGATGACGCAGTAGATTTTATTGAAGACTTGGATTATAAAAATTAGAAAATTGCTAAATGGATCAACCGTCTTTGAATTAGATGAGGCGGTTGATCTAATTATACACACTAAAGCCCCAGGTAAATATAAGGTTATAGACCTAGAAACGGGCGAAGAGTATGTAGGCTCAGAGATTAAAAATGAAAGCTTTGCCCCAGTCTTAATAGAAAAAGTTAACAGGGGGAAAATCGGTCAATGGATTAAAATAAAAGCAAAACAATCTATTGACCAGGTCGAATAACTATTGTATAATAGGTAGTATACACAATGTATGCTATAAACAAAAGAAAGAATATTATGAAAACAATCGGAGATAAACTCAATCAATTTTCAGTTGTTGGTGTTAAGCCAGCAAGACTTGATTATGCAGAAGATGCATTTGAAACCTTAACAGAAAAATCATTTCCTGGAAAATGGAAAGTAATTGTTTTTTACCCTAAAGACTTTACGTTTGTTTGCCCAACAGAAATTGTTGCATACGACAAGCTATCAAAAGACTTTCATGACAGGGATGCAGTTCTTATGACTGGGTCTACAGATAATGAATTTTGCAAAATTGCTTGGAGAAATGCACATGAAGACCTAGCTAAGACTAATTCCTGGTCTTTTGCAGATCAAATACGTGGATGGCAATGGAATGATCAGACAGAAGAATCAACTGCTGGCCTAGCAGAACAACTTGGTATTTTAACACCACAAGGAGTTGCACTACGTGCTACATTTATTGTAGATCCAGAAAACATCATCCAGCATGTAACTGTAAATAACCTTGACGTCGGCAGAAACCCAGAAGAAACATTACGTATTCTAGATGCACTTCAAACAGGAGAGCTATGTGCATGCAATAGAACAATTGGTGGAGAAACTCTATAATGACTTGGGTAGACCAGCTTAAGGATTCTCTTCCAGAATATGCTAAAGACATCAAGCTAAACCTTGATGCAGTAATTAATAGATCAACTATTGATTCAGAGCATGCCATGTATCTTTCTATCGCTGCAGCATTTGCAACTGGTAACGGTAAGCTTCTTGCCTTCATTACAGCAAGCGCAACAGATGATGTTGAAAGAAATGCAGCCCTTACTGCTGGTGCAATTATGGCACAAAATAACGTATGGTATCCATATATTGAGATGGCAGATGATCAAAATTTATCTGGGCTACCAGCACAGCTTAGAATGAATTCTATCGCTTCCCATGGGGGCACTACAAAAGCAAAGTTTGAAGCATATAGCCTTGCATCTTCTATTATTGGTAAATGTCATTTCTGTGTAAAAGCACATTATGAAACTTTAAAGCAAGAAGGATATTCAACCGAGCAGCTGCGTGACATTGGCAGAATCGCAGCAACAATTAACGCTTTGTCAAAAATACTATCCGCTTAACCAAGAAATGGTATAATTGGGTAAATACATATTGAAAAGGGAGACATCATGTCAGAAACACAGGTAGTCAGTCAGCTCGGAGGAAAGCTTCTCGGAGGAGGAGGAACTGGCATTTGGCAGTACGATAACTTTATATCTAAAGAAGAGTGTGAAGAACTAATTAAATTTTTCAATGCTAATTCTGAAGAGTGGAGATACATTTGTTTTTATGGATCTTATGGTATGCACGTAGTTTCTCCTTTTGATAAAGAGCATGGAACTACAATAACAGAAGAATATATGGCAAACCTTCGTGCAAGAATGGTTCAATATGTTTCAGATGCCGCTGGGCGTCCGATGAAAATTAACAGCATGCATGCACAAAAATGGGAACTTGGAGCTTATGCAAATGACCATTCGGATAGCTCAGATCTAGATGGAAATGATATGGGCTGGAGTGACAACAAACAGTACGCTGGTATCTACCTTAATTCTCAACCAGATTACAGTGGCGGAGTTTTAAAGTTTAGAGATCATGGTTTAGATGTTATTCCTCCTGCTGGCTCATTTGTTTCATTCCCAGGCGGACCAGAAAACATCCATAGCGTTACAGAAATAACTGGCGGAACAAGATATACTATTGTTATTTTCTGGGACTATGCTGACGCATGGTATTCAGAAGCAGAGCTACAAGAAATGGAACGGATGATTCTTAAAGAAAGAATTCATCAGTACCAGCTTAAGAGACAATGGGCTCTAGGAGAAGCTCACCCATTGCTAGAAGATCCTTATGCAGGTCTAGATGATGATTCAAAGTTACCAGAAGGATTTAAAGAAAGCTTGACTATCGGAGACATGAAATCAAATGCCCGTAGAAATCAAGAGAACGCAGTAAAAGAAGGCCGCGTCCCAGAGGGAGTGGTAAATGACATGATAATATCACAGGAGGAAGAAGTATGATTACAAAAGCAGGTTCATCAGGAATTGACTCAGAAGGTGTAGCATATGATCACGCCTTTACAATAGAAATTGGAAGAGTTTCATATACATTATGCGGAGAAGATAAATATCAGGTTACGCTTAATCTTAACTCGTCAGAGGGTCATGAAGAGATCGCACCAGAAATTCGCACAATGTCTTATGATGATTTGAATAATTGGTTCCTAAACCCAACACCAGAGTACTACAATACAACTATAAAAAATAGCTAAGGAGTAGTCCTTGAAACAGCTTTATTTTTTGCATATACCAAAAACTGCAGGAAAATTTGTAGGAAAATGTGTGCGTGATTCTTTATCTGAAACAGATTTAAGGATATATATAAGCACACACTATCCAAATGAATTTAATGTTTTTGATAAAGCTTATGTTTCTGGTCATTTTGGTACTTACCCTATTGAAAAAAATCCATCAATGGATGTAGCATGTCTGCTAAGAAATCCAATAGATGCAAGGGTTAGCTACTTTAATTTTATTTATAAATATCAAATGGTAGGCAGACCAGAATACGATGCCATTTATACTTATTTAGATAAACTTAAATATTATTTATTTAATGATCCCAATTATGCACTTCATAATAACTATCAAGCAAGATTTATATGCAACCCTGCAGATGAAAAGTCTTTTAGCTTAAAAGGATTTTATGAAAATTATGGGGATGACTTAATGAAAGAGATTGGTTTTCATGAGGGTAAAGCATTTACTTGGTTTGTAGGGAATGATAAAACTTCTTTAGATTTAGCAATGAGTAATGTCAAATCATTTAATATTGTAAATACTGCTGAACGTTTGGACCTATTTATGGATAAAGTAAATAGATGGTTTATTGAGAATTATAATATAGAGATAGATTATAACCTATTAAATAAGGTAAATACCTCCTCAACAGAATACAAGGGAGTTGTATATACAACTAAAGATTTGATAGATATGCTCACAACAGATGAAAAAGAGTTGATTGTAAAGAATAATTATATTGATTATGCAATATATTCTTATGTTAGTGGCAAAGAGTTGTTGGGGGATAACTGAGCAATGATAAATAAAGCAGATAAAAATTATAATTTTATATACTTTAAAGAGTTTAATATAGAATTAATAAAAGAAAAGTGTATCGCATTAAAAGAGGAGTGGCTACTAGACCAGTCGAGGCAAAATATGCAGTACCCAGAAAGAAGAAATCCTCATCTTTATACAAATACATACATTGTTCAAGACCACCATTTATTTTGGCAAAATGGTGAAAAGTTTTTACCCACACTGAAAGATCCAGAAATATATGAATTAGTAATGCCAATTATAAAAGAATTACAAGAAAGAATTTGTGGTAAAGCTGCTAGAGTACTGCTAATTAAACTTGAAGGTAATAAAAATGTAACAGAGCATACCGACTCAGGAGATTATCTTAATACAGTAAGAAGATTTCATATACCAATAATAACTAATGATAAGGTTTATTACACTGTAAATGGTGAAAAGATTCACATGAAGGCTGGGGAGTGTTGGGAGATAAACAATAGAAAGCCACACTCGGTAGATAATGATAGCGATGAAGAAAGAATACATTTGCTTATAGACATAATGCCAGAATCAGAATTTAGAACATACGACTCCTTGTTACCTGAATCTAAGATTAAAATAATAGAAAACTTTATATCAGAAGAGGACGCACAATCATTCATTGATTATATAAACAACAACTATTTAAATAATTATAAATTTACAATAGGTAAAAAGGCTTTAGCTGCAGGCAATCTCAGGTATCAATCCAATGTCCCAGAAGAGTTCGCTTTATCAGATCATGAAGAAATGAGTGATCTTATTAAAAAATATAGCGATAAATTTTTAAATGAATGCTATAATTTTTTTAAAGATGATTTTGAATTATACCTAACTGCGTTTTGGATGACAAGGTTTGAAAAAAATACAAAGCTGCCATTTCATAACGACAATCATGAGGGCGCTGAGCACCTTTTTAGAAGTGGTGTAATATACTTAAACGATGATTATGATGGCGGTTACCTAAAGTTTTTAGACCATAGCTTAACCTATAAGCCAAAAAGACTGAGCCTAGTTATATTTGATTCAGAGTATATGCATGAGATAACAAATATTGTATCTGGTGCTAGAATGGCACTACCTATATGGGCAACAAAGAATCCAAAAAAATGCATACTTTAATGCCGTCATTAAAGCTATTTAATAACTTTATAGAAAAACAAGACATTGATTTTCTAATCAAGTGGATAGACAATAATTGTCATGATCAAAAAAAATTTAGACATAGGGTTGGCATTGCTTTCGACAAGGGTCTAGCGGTTAGAGCGATATTCCCAGACGAAAAGCCTCCATCTATGTTTAAAGATTTAGAAGATATAATTACTAGATGCTCAAATAAGTTTATGGAAATTCAAAAAGAACATATGGATGACGGGAAAGACCACTATTTCTACGGAGTTTCAATAACCAAACTATCTAAAGACATCCAGCTAAGGATTCACCAGGATGTACATAATGATTTCTCTACCCTATCTTACAGTGCAGTTTTATATTTAAATGATAACTATGTTGGTGGAGAAGCTTCTTTTTTAAAAGACTTCGTGCCGTTTTCTGATTTTCCTTTATACGATGATAGCATGGGCGGAATAACATTCAAACCGTCAGCAGGAGATCTTTCTATATTCCCATCAGACTTATGGCATGGAGGAAAAAAAGTTATTGATGGAGATAGATATGCAATAATATTTTGGTCTACTACTGAAAAAGAATATGAGTTTGCTGGATTTGATTCAGATAAAGTTTTAGCAAAAATTAATACAAAGGCAGCAGAGCTTGGGTATAACTAATGGGGGAAAGATGATAAAGTCAATAAGGTGTAAGTTGTTTGGACACAAGATAATAACTGCTGGTTCATGCCCATTTACTGGTAAATCATATAATGCATGTAAAGTTTGTGACAGATTGTTTGAGCAATAAGATGAAAGAGTATCTTGATGAAAATGTTTATGTTGTTAGAAATTTTTTATCTTATGAAGAACTTTCAATACTATTAGAAGAATCGCATGAGCCATCTGGTTGGGAGATAAGGGGCGGAGATAAAAACCCAATGCAGAATGTATGGAATAAGTTTATAGAAGGAACTAATAAAATTATTTTCTATAAAGATGGTGGAATATTTAATAAGATAGAGTCTCTAATGAATACAGATATGATTAAATATAAGAAAGCATATGTTTTACAAAAAATGACAGAAATGCCAGTTGAAGAAAAAACAGCTTTATTTTGGCACTATGAAAATAAAAACAATCATCTTGTCGCTGGAAGCTTTGTGCTTTATTTGAATGACGATTTTGAAGGAGGAGAGCTTGTCTTTAAAAACAATGATATTCTTGTAAAGCCAGAGGCAAACATGTTCGTGTTTATTCCCGCAGGCGAGGATTACACACACTCAGTTAATAGTCATCAAGGTAATGATAGATTAACCTATTACGGGGTGTCCTTTTATGAACAAAATTAATGGTACAATTGTAATATGAAATTAGAAAAGACTATTGTTGACGGAGATCTGTGGTACATAGACAACTTCCTAACAGAAGAAGAGATTGATCTTTTTAAGCCATACATGTATGATAAAAACGAATGGTACGTTACCATGAGGTCCCCATATAAAAATGTTTTAAATAAATTTATTGGCGCCGAAGTAATGCTTGATGATGAAAAAAATGTAACAACCATACCAGGGCCACAAGACAAAATACCTGAATGGTTCTATCCAATATTTGATAGAATAAGAGAGGTTTTGCCATTTGGTCATTATCCACAGGCTGCAACGCTACAAACATTCAAGGGAATGACACAGCAGCAAGCAAAATCATTATTGATTCCAAAGTATCAAGAAAAATATATTGATAAAGAAATTGACTTTGCTTTTGACTGGCATTATGAAAGAGTTCCAGACTACAATGACAATATAGCAAGATCATTTAGTGTTTATTTAAATGATGACTTTAAGGGCGGGGAACTAGAATTTAGACATAAAAGCTATAAGATAAACCCAAAGCCAGGAAGATTTGTTTCCATACCAGTTGCACCTGAATTCGAACATAAGGTTGCTTTTGTAGATGGTAATGATAGACATACCTGGTATGGTGCAATTTTTGATACAGAAGATTTAGCAATGTATAGTGAGCCAGGAAACTGTTAATTAACATTAATACATTTATTTAAGGCTATGCCATAAATTTTATTTTGCTCAGTTAGATCAAATTGTGTCATATCAATATTTCCATAGGTATCAGATGTTTTGCTGGATACAAGATATTTACTTCCTGCATAATCTTTAAGATTTGTTTTATAAAGTAATCCGTTGTCTATAAGATTAAAGTAATTAAATAGATATTTAATTAAATTGTCAGTATTATTGATTAAATCATTGTAGTCTATCAACATATATGAGTCATTAATTAAATTTTCATAAAATATTTTGTAAGCTTCTGGGTAATCATTGAAAACTTTACCTGGTTCGTAGTGTTTTTGCATTGCATATTTTGATCTTAAAGTATCATTAGGATTTCTTACTATAGAAATAATGTATTTATTAAAAACTTTTTCTTTATCATGAGTAGAGTTTAAAATAAAACCAGTTTTTTGATTAATCAGCTCTTTTAAGTACTTAGAGCCAGATCTAGGATAAGTTAATAGCATACGATTATTAATATCTCTCATATATAATTATACCACTTGCACCATTGACTATTCAGGATATATTTAGTATACTTAAAATATGAAAGAGCCTAAAATTATGAAAATGGACTGGCGCTCACTCGGTTACTGGCCAGTATATAAAGATGGTAAACTTACATGGGAAAAGGATCCAGATGTCCAAGATGAATGATGGTTTAGATAGGTCTATGCGTCTTAAACTGGTCATAGAGGATATGTTAAAAGATATTGACATGAGCGGGGAAGAATGGAATGACCGTGATAAAGACGGAGTTGCGTATTGGGAGAAATGGAATAAGAATGATTGATTGGTTAGTTCATAAATTATTTTGGTGGGCACCACTTCGCAAAGCTATCTTTGAAGAAGTACATATGTATGACCATTTGTCTGATGTATTTACTGGTTCAGACTTAACAGATATAGCTTCATGCAGCTGGATGGAAGGCGATATGTGGTATGGTTGGACATATGATAGTAACGCCAAGCGTTATTACTTTGATGATATTGGCAATAAATCTCTCATTGGATTATGGGAAGATCAATGGTTAAAAGAGGCCGAACAAGATGTCAAAATGGATTAAAATAGTTGGTGAAGCAGCACACAAGTGTGACCTGCCATGGGCCATAAACGCTCATACAATGTCTGGAACACACCTTCAAAAAAGGCATTCAGGATCAATTTGGGAATGTGATTGTGGGGAAAGATATGAATGGGACGGAAAAGATTTTAGCGGACCCATGTAATGAAAATAGAGTTGAGTGCCTTTTGTGTTCATTGTAATGAAAGCGTAAAAGGAAGGCTAACCGAGATGGTTGTCTTAGATTCAGGTAATTGGTTACACATAGGAGAGTGCCCAGTTTGCTATCTTGAAATTAAGCGAATTGTCCCCAAGGACAGTTCAGGTTCCTATAATGGTCGTAGAGCAGTTTCCGAAACTGATAATGAAGGTCCGATTCCTTCACCTGAAGCTTGATAGGAGAATAAATGGATATAGTTTATGATAAGATAGCTTTTTTTAGAAATGCTTTGCCTAATCCTAAAGAATGGTTAGATAAAGTAGAATTAATAGAAGACGATTTAATTAGTGCATGGATCCCATGGCAGTCTAACCCTAATGATGGAACTACTCCCTATGTTTATGGAGATAGGAAACATTTGCTATTAAAAGACTCTGAAAGCAATAAAGAGTCTGCGGCCTTAGTTAAGCAAGTAATAGATGCAATGGTAAACTGTGCAGAACAATATGCTAAAGAATATAATATAAATATACCAATCGATTTAGGTTCAGCCTGTGTGCTAAATAAATATAAAGAAAATGAAGTTATGGGACAACATGCTGACTGGAATGAGCATCAAGATATGCTTGAATATTCATTTGTTGTTTATATCAACGAAGACTATGAGGGTGGCGAGTTATATTTTAAGGACTTAGATGTGACAATAACCCCAGAAGCAGGAAGCATAGCTTTGTTCCCAGCTAAACTTCCATATTCTCATGGATCTAACCAGCTAATAAGCGGCAGAAAAGTATTTATACCTCATTTCTGGAGAAATGTAAAGTCATAATGAGTTGGCACGATAGCCCTTTGGCCAAACATTGGCAATCAATGACATATCAGTATGGTTGGAAGTGTAAGTGTGGTGAAGAAATTCATGTAACGACCCTAAATCTTAAAACTATGCCTGAGTGCCTAATGTGCGATAGCCATATGTACATGACATACTCAATCAATCCAGCTGGGGAAATATGGATGAACGCAGCATTGCTTCTAGAAGAGGACTACGAATAGGTGGGTAAACATTGGGAAGATAAATCTCAGTGGATAACACATTGCCCAATATGTTTTTGTGCAACCACACATAATCTACTAGACTTTCATTTACAATATCATGAAATTCAGACCCCAATTAGTGAAATCGGCGACGGTAGAGGGATCCCAGTCAACTACGTTGACACATTTAATGATATAATAGATATCTAACGATAAGGATATAATATGTGGTGGTCATGGATACTAGCCATAATCGGCGTAGCAGGTATATATTTTGTAGGCAGAAAAGATAAATGGGGATGGTTTGTCCTTCTATTTAACGAATGTCTATGGATAACATATGCAGTAATAACAAGCCAATATGGATTCATATTCTCAGCCATAGCATATGCAGCAGTATATATTAAATCATACATTCATTGGTCTAAAGAGCCTGTAAACAAAATACATCTATAAGGAGGATATAATGTCAAAAAAGAAGATAAAGCTTCCACTTAGATTTTGGAAGAACCCAATTAGATACATAAAGTTTCATAAAGCACTAAATAAAGTTAAGAAGTCAATGTAATGGCCTACTCAAGATTCTTTGATAGCGACATATATATCTATCCACATGTTGGTGGCTGGATTGAATGTCAGGCTTGCTACCTTAATGAGCCCACAGATCAATACTCATTGTTCTCTATGTCTGAAGAAATACATGATGATGGTCATTTAATATCTCATGTTAGGGAACATATCAATGCTGGTCATGATGTGCCAGAAGGACTGCTAGAGCAAATTCTAGATGATCCAGATAGATACGGTGTGAGTGCTGCCCCTGATGGTTATGAATTGGGCGGGGAAGCTTAAGTAGTATAATAGTACTATAAGGGTAAGTATCCTTATATTAGAGAAAGAAATACAATGTCAACTCCAATGTGCAAAACATGCTCAATAGAAACAAATAGAGCAGCATGGAAGAATTATCCAGATATGTTAGATTTATGTAAGATGTGCAAATCCTTTCAGGCGTCCATAAATCATACAATAGAATCAGCTGAAAAGGTAAGAAAGAAAGCAGCAGCAATTGG